AGACCATATAATCGTCTGTTTTAGATCCCCTCTTTTGAATTGCTGGATCAACTTCACTCAGCTTCGTTCCAAAAGACCTATTCTTCCAATCTTTACTCTCAAAAGGAAGCACATACTTTGTGCCCACGAGTTTGCCTTCTTTTTCCATTGCTCGAAGGTCTTGAAAGTGAAACTCCGTCTCATCAGCAGCAAATCTACCTTGCTTCCACTTGGAGAGTGGCATCCGGGTGTCATAAAAGAAATGATACGGAGAAATAACCTCCACATCATTTCCTTCATAAACAATCACTTCCTCCTGTTCCTCCTCCTGGATATCATCCATTTCCATGGACAGCCCCTGAATAGGATCAAAAGGCACCTCAATTGGAGCAACTTTCCTCGTCAACATCCTAGAATCATACTTCCAAGAGGTCTTCACAACTCCAATATTAAACCTTGCCATGTCCAAAAGAGCCTGGACCAGCTTGGAGTGGTATCGTGTCTGCCTAATTTCCCTATCAATCACCGCCTGGCAGTCCTCAAGAACCTTACCATAATCCTCTGGACCCGTCGGCACAAGCTCAAAAATAGACTCCTTCTGTGTATAAGCCAAGAAAAGGAACGTCACAAGAGCATTCACCTGTGCAAATGACAATGGAATCGTCATCTTCTCTGGCTCTCTCTTATGCCTAGCCCGTGCATCATCAGCATCGGGATTCCGGATTGACCGATAAGTGTTCAGGGATTTATCCCAAGTGGCGTAGTTGGCAGCGAGTTTGCCACGTGCACGGTTAAGATTCTTTGTGAGAAGCCTGCGGAGTTCCTCCAGCTTTTCATCGGGAACCTCAGCTGCGAGGCGCTTTGTGATTTCTGGAGTCATGGAAGGATACCAAGCTTTTGAAGATGGTCTGTCATCATTTTAGCCTGCGAGGCTTGGTCTAGATCTTGTGGAATCTTAGCTTCTTGCATTAATTTAAAGGCCTTAGCATTCGCTTCATCAGAAGGAATAATAGGTATAATACCAGGTTCAGATTTCATAAGAAATGGAACTCCAATATGAGAGGGGACTGCTCTTACAGGTGCAGTGCCAAAAAGTTTATTGATTGCAAGGATTAAATCCTCTTGAGTTGGTTGTCCGTTAACTGCTTCCAGCTGTTTTGTAGGAGCAGCCACGGGGCCTGAATAAGCATTCGGATGCACATAGCCAGCTGCTGGTAAACCACCATGATAAATCATCTGCCCGAGGCCAGAAAAGTTATGTAATTTTGGAAGATACTCAGGCATAAGCTAAAAGTTAATAGGTGTAAGTGAAGCCTCAGCAAAAGAGGAAAGATCCAATCGGCCGTATGTTGTGGAGATTTCCTGGCGAAGTTGTTCTTGCCGTCCTAGATCAACCCAGGTTAGCCCCACTACGCAGGCACGGTAGAAACATTCCATCATGTGGTCGTTTTTGTCAACCGGTTTTTCTTTTTCTTTATCCCAGACGTAGGTGTAGAATTCCTTAATGGTCCGCGTGCAGGATGAACAAAAGAAAAGATTCTGTGGGCGGACAAGTTCCTGCTTGGCCTTCTGAATGCCATTGGAAAGCTCCTTCGGAGCCGGCATGACATTCAATCCATTCCGGATAAAAATATCCGCAAAGCAGGTTCCATCAATTGGATTTGGAATAAACCCAAGAGGGTCCATGCAAATCTGGTAAGGCGTGCGACCGTGAAGGGTTGTGATAATCTGCGTGCACAGGTCTTGAATATAGCATGGCGAAAAGATCTCCGCGTAGCAAAAAGACTCCCCCGTCGGAGCCGTTGCCCAAAACTGCACCGCATGCGGTGTCCGGGGATGCGGGTCAATAAAAACACGCAATGTATAATTCTCCGGAGGAAGATCATAATCCTTCCATCCCTTTGGCAAATCTACATAAACATGCTTATCCTGGTCAAACTCCGGATAAACCAAACCCTGAGAATTTTTCGGTAAGCCGAAAAGACGGACGGCGCGTTCTGCTTCTGTGAGGGTGTTGGCAAAAAGGTCGATGTTGGTCTTGTCAAGGGAAGTGTTGTCGTAGGAAGAGCCGGTCATAATCCACCGCTCGGGGTAAGATTCCCAGGAGAAGCCATTCTCAAAGGAGGACTTCATGAGCTTGGTTGGAAGGAAGAACTCGTTGATCCACTGTTCTGCAATTGGAGTGCAGGTGAACCAAGCACTGCCACCTGTGTCCATAAGACCGCGGGAGTTTGCAATCCACATGGCTTCGGGGATGGGTTCATCGACGTGAATCCAGTCCCATTGAGAGGATTCCTGGCCCATGGGGTTGGAGGTGAAAGAGCGAACGGTGTCGAGTTCGATGGTGGAGATGCCACCAAAGATGTTTTTGACTTTGATGACAGAAACTTCCCCAGCTTGGTTTTTAAGGCATTCAGCTATGCGGTCCTTAGGAAGGAGCTTCATCAGCTTACCAGTCTCTGGGGAAGTAAAGATTTCACGAGCCTTGTCCCAGTCAGCGACAAGAATGACGCCTTTAGTATTCCGCTGAGGAATTCCAAGACGGAAATTGGGATCATCCTTGTTTAGCCACAGGCGAGCTCCAAGTGCATAGGCGCAATCTTCCGCGGCTCCACAGGTGGATTTGCCAAAACGATTACCCGTGCGAAGGAAACGAAAGCGATGCTTGGCGGCTGCGTGGAATTTAGCCTGCTTAGCATGGGGCTTGTAAGCGTAAAGGCCATAAGATTCCCGCAGCTGTTTCAGCTTGCGGAGCTTCTCAAGCTTTTCTCGCTGTTCGATGTCAATGACCATGGTTAGAAGCGCAGGCGAATGATGATTTGTGTGACGGTTTGATCAGGTGTAAGGGAGATCCCCTGACTAGTGGCAGATGGTCCCATGTTATAATCTACATCTGTATTAGTCCCCGGAAATCCACCACTTGTGTCGTTAATCGTAAGCGTGACTTTAATAGGAATTTTAACCGAAAGAAGATCAAGTGTATCCCCGTTGCCAATCCCAGGAAAAGCAATTGTCTGTGAAAATGTAGCTTGAGAAACAATTATGGCAAGCGATGATGTGCCATTGATGAAAAGAAATCCCTCATCCTCTGGTGGAGCCTGCGTGACATACCAGCCCGTTGGACGAAGACTATTATTTGGAGAAGGAATAGTCATGAAGTCCAATAAAGGAAAAGTACATCCCCAGCCCCAGCATTCTTCAAAGCTGCACTCAAGGAGAAAAACTCATAGCGAGCAACCAATGCTCCAGCTTGCCAGTCACAAAGGAGGATATAGCCATACGTGTTGTCACTGGTCAAAGTCGTTGTGCTGGCAATGATTGAAACTGCAGAAGCACTGCCTCCAGTGACATAACCATCAGTGTAACTGGGTGAAAGGGTGGCTCGGAGGTAAATGTGTTCCAGGCTAGTGGAGCTAACAGTAATCGAACTAACACTTGGAGTAAAGATTGCCCCGCAAGTAAAGCTCCCAGGTGTGAGACTGATGTGAGTTGCATCAATCTTTCTTGGCGCCCAGCAACCAACAAATCCAGAGCTAGCCAACGGAGGGGCAAAATTGCTCTCAGCCACCAGACCATCGGCAAACACAACAGCATTTCCTGCCCGGTCCGCTGACAAACCAAGCCCATCACCAACTGCAAATCGTTTTGGATTAAATGGATTCATGTAATTGCTGGGCGGGTTGCTTCAACTTGCGTGCGGACATAAAGACCCATCTCCGGGTCATACTTCTCCCCATCTTCAATCACAAGCGTCGAAGGCCAGGAGGTGTAGTTTGTCGCATCAAAAGTCCGTGTGAAAGTCTGATAAGGATAAAGACTGCTATCAGTTCCAGTGGTGTATTCTAGTGTAATTGAAGGATGCAAGCAAATGGGTATTTCAACCTTACCGATACCATAGTAGAAGACACCACCCTTAGGCCGCATGGGTGTGAGATCGGGAATGGTATGGTTGGTATTGCTGAGAAAGACGCGTGTTGTGAGCTTTGTGGGTCCCTGGTAGGCTGCACGGATGTTGAAGTCCCAATTGACATTTGCCACGTATTCAACTCCGTTAGCATCGTAGGCCATGAACTGCTCGACGGGTGTGGTCATCCCGACAAACACCGCAGGCCAGTAGACACCATTTTCCCAAGAGATGGTTGTGCGGAAAGCTGTGCCGGCATCAGTGGTGTAGTTAGGCTGGAAAAAGAATTCCATCCCTCCACTATGAGGGCGACTGAAGCAGTAAATGAAAGAGCCAAACTCAGCCACTGAGTCAAAGGCTCCAGGGACTGTGGCTGCAAACGTGGCATAAGTGGTGCTTCCTGCCGTCGGCATCATGCTTGGGTAAAGCAGTCCACGAGCAACCACAACAGAGAAAAAGATCTTGTTGGGATCGTAGCTAGGATAGCGTTGGAGGGAAGCACCCATGGAGGTTATTTATTCTCAGCGGAGATGACACCACTGGTGAGAGTGAGTGTTGTGAAAAGCATGGGGCGGAAGAGTCCAGCAGGGAGGGTTTGACCGACGATATTGGTGTCACCCGAATAGCCAGGCTCAAAAGTGATGTCAGCAATGACAGCCTCTGAAAGAACTTGAATGCCACTATAATTGCCCCTTGCGAGGGCATTGGTGTCAGCAACAATAACAAAACCGTTGTCAGAAAATTCACGTTTGAACATACAAAGAAGAAAAGCTGGGAGATTTTTAAGCCTCCCAGCAGGGTAAATGGTTAGACGATGTTGTTTTTCAGAACAATGAAGTTGATGATCATTGCCGCATCGAAGGCAGCCGAGGCATGCAGGTTGGTGATGACAACATCAAATGCACCATTGGTGCCAGTGTTAAGTTGATTCGTGGGAACTGTCTGTGAATTTTGATAATCGAGCATAGTTTTAAGCGTTTATGTTGTTTGGTTGTTTTCCGCTGAGGGAGAAAGCTTAAGCTCCTCCTCCAACCGAAGAATTTCCTTCTGTGGGTCTTCAGAAAGCTGAGAATTAGTGTGATGGACAAAGGTTGTAGGTTTGCCACGGAAACGGTCGAGGAGATCAGAAGCAGCCTTGAGGCGAACTGCATCACTCGTGGAGTTGGTCATCAAGTCAACCTGGACAAGCAGGGCCGTGGAGGCAAAGCTCTTCAACATGGCTGTCAGGTCTCCACCAAACTCCTCCTGAATAATGGAATTCACATTAGCCTGAAACCAAGGCTGCCTAAGCCAGTTAGAAACTGTTGACTCAGCCACCCCAAGCTCAAAAGCCACTGTCTTAAGCTTTGCTCCAGAAGCAACCATGAAGGCTGCCGTGCGGTGAGTGGCAGTTTCCTTTTGAATTTCAACCTTTGGAGGCTGACGTCCGTGCAGCTGAGCGGGCAATGCACCGACTTTTTTCGGAGGAATCACCTCTTGCCCTGGGTCAGCGGGGAAAACAGATAAATTTTCTGGCTCCTCTTGATTGTGGATATGGAGGATCATGAGGGACGAGTGGCTTGAAAGTGCATGGCATCGCGGCCCCAGAAAGCTCCGGCAGGGGTCCAACCTTCGCTGGCAAAGATTTCCATTATTTCCA